CCTGTTGTGCGCTGCCTCATGTTGAACAGTTTAAAGTTCAACCCCATTGGTTATGAAACTATCCACGAGATCCGACTGGTTTGGTGGTGGCCAACAGGATATCATGTTCCAAATGCAAGGAACATGGGAACCCTGTTATGCACCTCCTAAGCCGGACCCTTTCATAGTCTCGTTCGTCATCGATGCTTTTGAGTATCGATTAGAAGCGAAACTTGAGGAGGAGAACAATAGAAAGAATTCAAACGTTTGGAAGAGCTTTGAGCATTATAAACGCTCCTGCTCTACTGAGTTTTTGCCTTCTACACTACGTCTCCAATCGGATGCGCGTGTGCCCACACCGTTCAACTCTTGCGGTTCTTACGATATTGGTATATGTAAGAATCCGCTATTGGGTTGGCGTGGATACGTTGGCGGGATCGGGCAGTACAATCCTTGGATTGCATTGCCTTTGATGTACGAGCCGGGCCAATTAGAGGGGGACAGTTTTGTCCGTCCTCCTCTTGACCTTGACTCCCTTAATCAACGAGCACTCAATAATATGATGCCGGGTATTAAGGCCGAGCTGAGTCTGATTAACTCCATAATAGAGCTAAAGGACTTCAGATCCTTGGGTAAGTCTATACGGGGTTCTTTGGATGCTGCACTCTCTGTCCTCAAAAAGGTCAAAGGTGCTGCATCCGGCGGAACTCTTCGTAAGATCCTACAATCAACGGCGGATGGTTATCTGCAATTGCAGTTTAACATCTTACCGTTGTTGAAAGACATCTCTGCAGTGATGCACGTGATGTCATCTGTTGACGAGCAGATAGTACGCTTAGTCAACGGTGTCGGAAAGAGACAAACGCGGCACTTTCGCTACGTTTGGGCTGAGCAACAGATGGAGACCACGCAATCGCGTGGTCCCTATTTCCTTGGTCCAGGTCCGAACTACCCCGGTGAAACGGGGGCGTTCAAATGGACTACCAGGGCTATTGCTCAACCTACTCTGTTTAATGCGGAGATTCAGTTCAATTATTCATTGACTGGATGGGAAATCGCGCATGCGCGATTGCTTGGTTTTCTAGACGCTCTCGGGGTTAACGTTAACCCTGCGATTATCTGGAATGCCATACCCTGGACCTTCGTGTTGGATTGGGTGGTGGGCGTAAGCTCACTACTTAACACCATGAAGACTCCTAACATTAATCCGACTGTAAACATAACCAACTACTGTTGGTCTGTTCGGCGCCAAAGGGATTTGTATACCCAATTTGATTATTGGGGTTACCATTCACCGGGTGTTGGGCAGTACCCAGTTATCCTACCGACAGTTCACGAGGAGGCTTACCGCCGCCAAGTTGGATTGCCGAGTAGAAGCTCATTAAGTTTGAGCGGGTTGAGCTTAACCGAGCTCAGCTTGGGCGCTGCTCTCCTCGTTGCGAGGAAGGCACGCTCCAAACGGTGGCCGTATCCCAAGTACCCGAAGCCGAAAAAGCCGAAGGTACCGAAGAAGGGCCATTAAACAAACGACGAGTGTTTTCTGCTCGTCACTCAGTACGCATAAGCATGCTAAGTAACTCACTAGTAACAAACGAAGTTAAGAACTCGGCTGGGGTGGAAATTGAATTCACCCGCATGTCGACCAACGACCGACAGACGGTCTTCGCTAAAGTTAACGAAGTCCCTAGTCTGCCGCATCGCCTGATTCTTTCTCATCAGGAGAGCGGTAGTGGCATCAAGCTAGTACGTCGATCCGTGATGAGGTTTGATAAAACCATCATCTCGGAGGTCGACGCTATTACGCCTGTTGTCATCTCTTGCTATACTGTCGCGGTGATCCCAGTGGGACACCTTGACACGTTGGCAGAGCCGACGCATGTCGTCGCCAATAATATGTCGTTTCTCGCCTCTCTTGGGGCGAACACGACCATATTGTACGACGGCACCGGTAACGGCGCTGTAGTTCTCTTAAATGGAACCCTTTAAAGTTCTATGAAGAGAGCTGTTCACGTCTCTATCATCCTGTTCGTGCTGGTCTTAGCTTGCAGCCTCTCTGGTTGCAAGTCTGACTGGTACCGAAGGATGGTTCTGACGTTCTCCGTTTCTTATCCGTTCGGAGAGTCAACGAACCTTCCCGTCATGGAAAGCCCTGACGGAACTAACCAATAGCCGTAATGGCGCTCCTAGCCTCCGTTGGAGGTCAGAGCCGTAGCCACGACTTAACAAGTCGTGGCTACGTAATGGTTAATGGTTTCTGACTCTCGCAGTGCTCAAATAACTATTGAGTATTGTCGATGGAATCTTTGTGCCCGTCGAGTTCGTACGCGACCGTTCCTAATCTCTACAAGAGAGATGGGAGCGATTATCTCGTCCGGAAGCTCGACGTTCTCACGATTAATTCCTACCGCGAATGTAACATCTGACACGTTGCCAGTCACTTTGACGATTCGAAAGTTTCGTCGTGTCTGGCCAATTGGTTTGTCAGGGAGAAACGTATCGCGCGATATTGCCTTGTTTTGTTTTGGCATGTTGCGTGGTAGTTTGTCATGAAGTGAGTGCATGCTCTAGGAGGTTTACCTTATGGAAACCAAGAAGAGCCTAGATGAAGTTAAAGTCATCGCTACACTGCTTCATGACATCTCATTGATGCATGGGGCTGTGTTCAACACACGGGCTGCCCGTCTGACGATAAACAAGGTCAGACGTCGCTGCCTTAAAGAAGGGTTGGGTTTTCTAACGAAAACTCTTCCTAAACTAGGTAAAGCGCTCGATAAGGCTTTATCTACCGATACATCATTGGACTGTGTTAAGCTGGGATTCAAACCCCTGCCTGGCACTCAACTTCCCAGATTTCTGGGTGAGTTGTTCCAACAAGTACTGGATCGTTCTGGAAGACCCCTTCTAGAGCCATGTGTGTCCAGCGTCAAGTGGTTACGGCAAGTTTTGTACATGTTTTACAAGTACGAACTCCCGTACACTGCCGACCAAGAACAAGAAGTCCTTAATCAGTTTATTGAAGCTGAACGAGAACTTACTGAACTAACTCCAAGGTTTAAGCGATTAGCTCAACTCTTGGATAGCATTGCTACAACTCGTCTTCCGCGCGGTTTATGCCGTACGGATCTCGAAGTAGCACGCAGAGCTAGAATTTTACTTGCAAAAGTATTTTCTAACTTTGATGCGTCCGATATCACTCCTAGGCACGGCCCCGGCGTTGTTGCTACTAAGCAACGACTCTGGGAGAAGTATCTTTGGAGTAATATCAGTTCGAGGATCGTAGATCTCTATTCCATTGACGAGTATTTCTGCTCGTCTCAGGGACACGTCTGCGATCTTTATGACAAGTTTAATACCTTGTCCTGCAGAGACTATCCCGCCAAGGTAATCCTTGTGCCTAAGGATAGTCGCGGACCCCGCTTAATATCCTGTGAACCAGTGGACTTCCAATGGATTCAACAGGGTCTCCGCGAGGCCATGTATCAGCTGGTAGAGTCGCACCCTCTTACGAGGGACGAAGTCTACTTCACGGATCAAGTACCTAACCAGAAAGGTGCCCTTTACGGGTCCTCTACTGGAAGGTACGCGACGCTGGACCTAAAAGAGGCCAGTGATCGCGTTCATCTTGATCTAGTTCGCGCGTTGTTTCCAGAGCACGTTTCAAGGCTCTAGATGCGTCGCGCAGTCGGTCAACCGAACTACCTGATGGTAGGATACTCCCCTTATCGAAATTTGCCCCTATGGGATCAGCATTATGCTTTCCCGTAATGGCATTGACGATATGGGCCCTACTTAGGGCTGGTTTGGGAGACGCATCCTGTCTGAAGACCCGTTATAGGGATTCGGGCAGGATACATGTGTATGGTGACGATGTGATAGTACCAACGGAGCAATCCGCGAGAGCTATCAACATCCTCGAGTCATTTGGTTTAAAAGTAAACCATGACAAGAGCTGCACTAGTGGACTCTTCAGAGAGTCCTGTGGCATGGATGCCTTCAAAGGCGAACCTGTCACTCCAGTGCGTTTACGCACGGTATGGTCATCGTCACCCAGCGCGGACGTCTACACGAGTTGGATTAGCTATGCTAATTCCTTCTTCGATAGACGTTGCTTCGGTGTATACGATTACATCGTACAACAGCTGACGGGGGTTTACCCTGTCATTCCGAGCCAGGAGCAAGTCGGTATGACTTGCCCCAGCTTACGCCAGGCAACTGATAACTGTATGCCTATCAGAACAAGAATCAACCCACGCTATCAAAGGCGTGAGTATAGAGTCTTAGTTCCTATAGCACCAAAGGTACGCCACGAGATGAACGGGTGGAGTATGCTCCTTCGCTATTTTGTCGAAGGCTGCGCATTCCGTCCCGTTGATAACGAGGTTAGTCCATCTTGGTTACCGGAGGGCGTTTATATGCCCTTCTCGGTTCGCTCATACACGAGACGACACGCTAGCAAGCTAGTGTGGCGTTGGCGAT